CGCTCAAGGAGATTTTGTTTGGTGGGGGAAGTGCGCTGTTTGTGCTGCTGACGCTGCTCCAGCTCGCCCCCATCAAAATCAATCCGTGGTCTGCAATAGCAAAGGCTTTCGGGCGCGCTATCAACAGCGAGGTCTTGGAGAAGGTCGGAAAGCTCGAAAGCGAGCTGCAGTGCGTTCGGTCTGGCATGGCCGAGGAAAAGGCCGTCAACTGCCGGGCGCGCATTCTACGCTTCGGCGATGAATGTCTCCACGGCGAGCGCCACACCAAAGATCATTTCGACCAAACGCTCCGGGACATCGCTGCCTATGAGCGATACTGCGAAGATCACCCGGAGTTTGAAAACAATGTAACAGAGCTGACCAGTGACCGAATCAAGACGATATATCGCCGGTGCTTGGACAGCAACGACTTTTTGCAATAAGGAGGAGTCACCGTGAATTTTCTGGATATGGCAAGTATCCGGCTGGCCGTCGGACTGGTGCTTCTGATCGCCGCCAATATCGCCCTCGGCTCCATCAACGCCATTATCGCCTGCGAATGGGATCTGGTAAAGTTCCGCAACGGCTGCATCAAGGGCGGCGTGATCGCTCTGGCGCTGATTGCGGTCTACTTCGCCGGGTACCTCAACCCTGATCTGATGGTGGTGGAGGTGAGCGGCCAAACCGTGAATCTGATGACAGCGGTGTCGCTGGTCATGCTGGCGGCATTCACGGCCTATGCCGTTGATGTGATTGGTAAGCTGAAAGATATGCTGCTGACCGCAACGCCCGGCACAGATCAGACACCGGCCGCGCTGCCGGAGGAAAAGACTGATGAAGCCCCCGACGCACCGAAGGAGGAATGACCCATGACCGCTATTGAGCGAGTGATCGCCACGGCCAGAGCCGAGATCGGATACATCGAAAAGGCCACCAACTCCCAGCTGGAAGGCAAGACCGCCAACGCTGGTAGTGGGAACTGGACGAAGTATGCCGCATTTCTCGACGGCCTCGGCGTCTACAACTTCCCGAAAAACGGCTACGCCTGGTGCGATATGTTCGTTGATTGGTGCTATATCACGACCTTCGGCCTCAGCGTCGCCATGAAGATGACGAATCAGCCGATGGGCGGGTACGGCGCCGGCTGCACTCAGTCGGCAGGCTATTATCGTGCGGTCGGCCGTTTCCACAAGAGCAACCCCCAGCCGGGGGATCAGATTTTCTTCACCAACGACGGAGGGAAATCCATGTATCACACCGGCCTCGTCGAGAAGGTGTCTGGCGACAGGGTATATACCATCGAAGGGAATACCTCCAGCGCCCCCGGCGTCGTTCCGAACGGCGGCATAGTACGCGACAAAAACTATTCGATCAACTACGCGCAGATCGGCGGCTACGGTACGCCGGACTGGTCGCTCGTAAAGGAGGAAGAAGATATGGCAGAGATCACTCAGGACAAATTCAACGAAATGTTCAAGGTTGCCATGAATGCCTACCGCGCGGAATTGCAGGACAATGACTGCGGCAATTTCAGCGCGGACGGCCGGAAGTTCGTTGAGGAAACCGGCCTGCTGGTCGGCGGCAGCAAGCTCCCCAACGGCGAGGCGAATTTCATGTGGCAGGACTTCCTGACCCGCGAGCAGTTCGCAACCGTCCTCTACCGCTTCGCCCAGAAGTTTGGGCTGAGCTGATGGCAAGGCGCAAGCGCAGAGCCGCGAAGAAGCGCAAGGTCGAATGGAGCAAGGTCGTGTGCCTGCTGGCGATGCTGGCCGGTCTGCTGATCGTTCAGGAATGCCTGTTCCTCATGTATCTGTGCATCAAGAGCGGCTATACCGCCGCCGCTGCATGGCTCACCGCCGCCACCGGCGTTGGCGAGGCGATCATCATCGCCGGAGCAAACGGCTACCTCTCGCTTGCGAAGTCCGACCACAAGCGCGGAGGAATCACCTTTGAGGCAGCCAAGGCAAACAACTTCCGGACCGACACGGATAACGACGGCAGTATCGACAGCCCCGCCATCTGAATGCCGCCCCGCACAATGAAAGCCCCCTCGCAGGATTTTACCGTCCTGTCGAGGGGGCTTTTTCTGTTTTTCAGCGCTTTCGCGTTTATGGGGCGCTGTGGCGCTTTTCGCGGCTTGGGTGTGCGTCTACCCTCCCGCGATGTAAAGGGCGTGTTGCAACTCACCTACGGCGGCGAGAGAGGCGCTTGCGCGTG